CCCATCCCCTGAACAGCTTCATATTGAAGAACTTGAATACCAGTATGGCACCGCATAAATTGACAACCAACAACACTAACACGATCACAGTTGACACCACCTGGCTTACCTACCTTTAGACCTATCCCTAGATTTAAGAAATCTAAACACATAGCATCAATATCACTGGTTCCTGATGCATCTTTGATCCAAATGCCTGTGGTGTCTGTATCACCATGTTCACCATGTACACCAAAATCCTGCATGACACTGGACTTGCCTTCATGAATTAACATACTTGATGGCCGCAAACCTCCATGGTATTTGATACGTGTGCCATCACTTGTGGAACCATGACTTGCTGGTTTTCCATCGCCAATAAATTCTGTGTTGTGTAATCCCAAACGTGTTCCAGAACTTGAAACATAGTACACCCCTTTGTTTAATCTTTCATGTCTGCGTAGATAAGTGGGCAGTTCATCGGATAACGCATTAGGTAGTTCTTGATAGACCATTTTGATTTCTTTATTTGTGAAACATAGTGACAACACAGATCGCAAACAACCAAAAAGCTATTGCTTTTAATGTTCCTGCTATTGCTATTAAAGCGTTTGCTATCTCTAAAAGAGATCCTTCAGTACTCATATTTCTCCTTTTGATTAAGTGTACAATACATCTTTAATTTCCCGCAATGCTTTTTGAAAACGATTGTAGGAAAGCTTGCTTCTTTTACGCAAAGTCTTCTTGGGATCTTGATCATTGTTTGATCTGAACACACACCAGAATGCTTTTGGATCTTCTGTTAGACAAGCTACGATAGAACGGGCATCTTCTCCGATCTCTCTGATCAGGTTTTCAACCCAAGAGCCTGGGTGACATGGATCTTCCTGGAGAGAATATGTCTCTTTGTTTTCTACATTATGCTCATTCAGAATGAACCCCATACGATACCTGTTTCGATTCATAGAAATCGCATCTTTACATGCCCATGAAATCAGCCTACGAGCAAAAGTTGAAAACTTACACCCTATTTCAGGATCATAACTCTCATAGGCTTGCATAAAACCTATGTGAGCAGCAGACATGATAATATCCCTATCAACTCCTGGATTAATGGCTTTACTTCTGTTTACCTGATATTCTATGTTTTGTTTTACTTGTGCGAAGGCTTCATCCTTGGACAAACGAACTAAAGGTTGGGCAGCTTCCATTTGTGCAATCATGCTTTTCTCCAATTGGTTAATGATTTTTCCCTCAATCTGAAACCATTATCGTTCAGAAAGCTATATTGTCAAGGGCAGATCCAGACAAAATCTAAAAAATGTGAAAGAAATTCAGAAAGACTAGTATTTGAGTATGGTGATCTTGTTATTCGAGACAACTATGTCCCCAGAATTTGTTGCAAAATCATTAAACCAACTCAGTGTCCCATTCAACAAGTATCCCCAAGGCACGAAGAAATGCCTGATAAGATACTGCAACCATTCAAAATGCTTGGTGGCTTTTCCGTCCCATGTCCACACCAAGATACTCCTGGTTACAGTCCATCCACAGCATAAGCTGGGTTGCCCCTTTGGTGGCCGGTCGTAATCAAGCACTCCCGCCGAATATCTGGCTCCCATTTTTCCATCCTTGTTATTTGGGTTATTCACGTAGTAAGATCCTTCTTCTCCTAAAGGCAGGCCCACAGCTTCACGTAGAGGATCTGGTCGATTCTGTATGGCTTCTCCTTTGAAAGCCATTCTACGTGTGCCACTGAATTTCCTAAGGTATACTCTATGCTTAGGTCGTATTCTAAAAAAGAAGGCAGATTCATCTACAGATGTTATCTTTAAGAAACCTTCAAAAATAGTCATGCCTTTTGTTTCTGTCTCTTTTTCTTAGATGGAATTTTAGTACCACGAAAGATATCCATTGGTTCAATCTCCAATGCTTCGGCAATATTATCTATGGTTGCATCTGAGGGCAGCACCAATCCTGCTTCAATTTCGGATAGATTGGGTTGATGTGTGCCTGACATTTCGGCCAACTCACTTTGGGTCATCTCTCTAAAGATTCTCCATGCATTAATAGTCACACCTATTTTATGCTGTTCTTTTTGCCTGATTTCTTTTGCTGTTCTCATAGTAGTCTCAACTTTTCAAAAAGGGGGTGCCATCTTCCCAAGTAAATTCTTCAGATTCTATATTGAATCGCCTGTATAGTTCATTAAATCTATCTTGGTCCGAACAATCAGTGCTATGCACCAGGGTTATGAAGTTAGAAAAAGGTCTATCAGAAACGACTTTTACTTCTAGACCAAATCCAAAAAATCGCCCAGTAGCTATGCATTTCGACAGCTTGACTGGTTCTCCTTTAGCAAATCTGATATAGCATTGTATACTATGCTCATCCGCATTACTAGTCTTTTTTATGAATTTGCTGAAGAATTTTCTAATACTAAGCATTTAATTACTTATATGAAGTTTCAGAGTGCCTGATCCTGTATACACCTGGAAGACTGATTCGTTTTATAGTCCCATATTTTTGGCAGAATTTTCGATAAGCGATGTCATCTCGAAAATCACCAAATGGTTTCACAGCAGGTTTTTGCCATTTATCAAAACTATCTAAGTATCCGTGTTCATACACAAAATCACCCAGCGTTATCTGTACACCACCTATGGCTCTGTGATACACATGATTTTGGAATTCTTTTTTCTTTAAAGAAAGAAGAGAAGGCTGATCTAAACAAGCTTCCTTTATTGCAGCATCACCATGTTTATGTTTACTATGTATCTGGATAACTTCAGGGAAAATCATCAACACATTATCGGGCCATGTGTAATCTGCCAATCTTTCAAAAATCCCTTCACAAAAATAGTAGTCGGCATCACAGAACCAGACGATATCTGCCTTGGATTGCTTGGCTGCTATATTTCTTCCTATGCTCCTACGTCCTAATTTATTCACAGGAAGTTCAATAGTGGTTAATATGTGGTGGGGCAATTTGTTTGCCTCATACCAACGAATTACTTCTACTGTGTCTTTATCATCCTTATTGAAGCACACAACCATTTCTATTTTATGATCTGTGCCACTATGAATGATGGAACTAAGATGAAAATTTAAACAAGTAGCAAAATGAGGAAGTTCAGTGGCATAGCAATGGGAAACAATCTTTATATGCATTTTTTCATCTCACAAAATTTGACCCAATCGTCCTCAGTGTCGATAGACAGAGGAAGAGAATTAGTTGCCTTTATGCCATTTATTTGTATGCCTTCTTCTATCCAAGCTAACTGTTCCAAGCTTTCAGCCTCACTGCACGCTGTAGGCTCACAGCTACCGGCATTGAACAGACTACGGGCATTGAATCCATAGATCCCACAATGCCCGTAAGGAGTAGCCATAGGGGCTTTTGAAAACCACATCAATGCCCGTTGAGCATAACCTGAAATTGGTTCTACTTTTTCATTTACAGCAACTTTGGTTATGTTTGAATCAAATCTTTGTTCTACACTTATGTCTGCATAAAGAGTAATCACATTGGAAGGGTATACTTTACTCAGACTACTGATGATATAAGTTACATCACCCGGACTAACCAAAGGCTCATCTACTTGCCAATTGATTATTATATCATGACGAGCACCCATTTGAGCATAAACGGATAAGCACCTTTGTGTCCCGTTCATGATAGTGTTAGGGGTGCCATGGCAGGGTATCTTTTTTTCAGTACAAAGGTGGGCAACTTTTATACTATCTGTAGCTACAACAACTTCATGTTGGTGTAAGGCAGATGCCTGTAAGTAGGTCCATTCAAGAAGAGTAAGCCCATCACATACTTTGAGGGCTTTGCCAGGAAATCTGCTGCTTCCTTCTCGTACAGGAATCACAATGAGTGCTTTCGAAGAACCCGTAATCATCACACATCCTTTCTTCTGATTGTAAGACTAATCTTCTCAAATCATCGTTCCACTCTACGTCATCGTCATGTATTATTTTTGGTATCTTTTTTGTGTGATAGATTTCTCCAGTTATCATTTCTATAATCTCATGCAAACAATAAGGCATGTCATTTGAACGGATAACAGTGTCACTTTCATATTGCCGAAACAATCTGCCATAAACATCTGTTGAATAATTGTAGATGGATTCTACAAATCCAATAAAACTACTCATATCCAAACAAGCAGGAGGAACAACGATAGACATCCTTGGTAAATTGAAAGAAGAATACCTCCAACAATTTTCTAGCCATTCACAAGGATGCACCGCTATGGATACTTTGAGGAGATCAGTCTTAGTAAAAAAAGTATATGCATCAAGACAAGGATGCCATGGATACCCCAATCTCTCCAACATGCTTTTGAAATAAAAAACATCTGAACCAGGAGGAGAGGCAAAGGCAAACAAGTCTTGATAAATTATCATGCTTTTTTCCGAAATACCATTAGGTTATTCTTGATCCCTGATACTTCTCTAAGCTCATTCTCTAAGTCCAGATCATTTACATAACCTAGTTTAGTGAATATACCTTTGATGTAATCATTGTTACGGCAATTGATGTGCCCTGTTCCCCGTTGTCCTTCAATAGCCCAGGTAAGAATAATCCCTTTAGAATTGTGTATATGAAGATTGTTTATGAACGTTGATTCAAATTCTTTTGGAATATGCTCACCAACTTCTATAGACATAACCCAATCAAACACTTCTCCCAAATCAACTGGAACAGACAAATCAACAACTTCACAGACTTCGTAATATTTAGATGTATATGGATTACCATCACATCCACGGCAATGCAATCCATTTTTTATGAAGTGTCTTACATAATCTCCAGCACCGCATCCCATGTCAACAATTGTGCAGCCCTGAAAAAGAACTGATAAATATTCAGCTAAAACTTCGTTGAATCTTTTCTTCCTGTCTTTTGTGGTTTTCCAATAACCTCTATCAGATATCTTCATCAATCTATCCACTTTCCTTTTTTCCAATGATCATGAGTAGCTTCAGTATGCCTCAACCGAAACATACCAGGAAGATCCACAGGCACAATGTTTCCTAGTCTTCCACAATATCTGCGGTAAAAGGTTTTTCATAATTTTTTGTAGCACTCCATATACTTGTGTTTCCAAAGCAGTTCTATGCTATTTTCTTCATCAAGAAACATATCAATGCCATCACGCACATGGTCCTTCTTAGGAATATCATTTTCCACATCATCAAAAAGCATCCAGCCTCCTGGCTTTAATAATGGTAGAACTTGTTTAGCATCATCCAAAACAGCAAGGGCTGTGTGATCCCCGTCAATCATGCACACATCGACACTGTTGGCCCCTCTGATCCCATTGAACCCATGCTTGTGCTGCATGTTACGAAGACCAGTGGCACTGGTGCATTGTTCAAGGAAGCATTTTCCTTGAACAATCCAAGGGGCCAGATTACTGAAAGCTCTTTTTCTAACATCATCCATGAATCCACTGGTTAATTTTTCGGTTTGTAGCCAAGGATCAATTCCTGCCCCCCTACTGCCATTGACTTTCAGTACATTCTGAAGCATCCATGTCATAGACATGCCTTCAAACACACCTATTTCAAGGTAAGTGATTTGCTTGGAAGACCATTCAGGATAAATGTATTCACGAAAAGTTCCCAAATTTCGTTTGCGGAACCATCCTCTTGTGAATTCTTTTCCTTTGGCATCCACATCCATTAATCTAGCCATGGTTATTCCTTTTCGGTTTTTTCAAAAGGGCAGTCAGTTTATGTATACGTCTATTGGGAATTGATTGATGCCATTCTCCAAGACCACCTACATTTTCAGCAATACATTTTTGATAGATGGGCCACCACAAATCAACTCCTTTTTGTGTTTTTTCAGGACGAACATTGCTGTCTCCGTGATAATGCCTTACCACCACATCGTCATCTAACAAATTTGATGGCTGGTACTTTGGTACTGGTGAGCAATTGTAATTGCCATTCCTTCCAAAAACTGACATTGCATAAGGAAACAACACTTGCAGAATATTGAGAACCACTTCATCTGCTATGAACAGATCTTTTTTTATACGAAAAGTAGTGTCATACCATTTTTCTAATACAGGAGAATCAGGCAATGCTGACCATACTCCCCCATTCAAAGAAGGGAAAGAAACCGATAAGGCTTTGTTTACCATATCTTTTGGTATGAAGTCAAACTCCAGCAATCCCTTTATCCTTTTAGCAGTCAATCCATTATTGGTAAGCCAATCATTGAATTGTGTGGCAACAAATGTAGAATTGTTCAAAGCACCAAACAATACCTCCAATGAACCATGGATTGTGGTATCAGCATCTAAGTAAATCAACTTGTCTACTGTTTGTTCACGAGCGAGATCTATCTTATCCAAAAACTGTGAATTCTTACCACGGTATTTGGGATTTCTAGGAAGAACCGTGACAGACAATCTCCCATCTTCTGCAATTCTTTTTGCAATAGGATATGACTCTTCCCAAGCGTAAACAAATACTTCTCCATCGTAATGCTGGCGAAGGGTGTGTAATGAACAAACTAGATAAGGCAAATGGGCTGATCCACTCATCAAGTACATGATTCTATTTTTTGACATCATATTCTCCTAAAGATTTTTCCCATCGTGCAGGCTCATACAAACAAGAGCAAAAATTTGGTCTGAATAAATTAGAGCGTACATAGATAGCATCATACTGCCCAGCACCACTACGCATTGTGTGAATCCATTGTCGGAAAAATCCAAAGCCAGCCAAAAGATCATGGACTTCTAATGGACTGCCCCATTTACTACTTGGTGGATTTGATGTCATTTCAACATTAACCACATCGACATGCTTCATGTAGGATTCAGCACCCTTTAAAACTAGAGCTTCTGCTCCTTCACAATCTAGCCATAAAAGCTGTCTTTTTCTCACATGTGCCCAAGGGTATTCCTTCATCAATGAATCCAATGTATCTATGGGAACATCAATAGGAGTAGATTTTCTTGCCTCATGTGAAAACAATGATGAGCCATCCTTGTGATTTCTTTTGGAGTATAGTGGAATCACACCCTTATGATCACCAACGGCTGTTTGAACTAAACAGCCAGGATAACGGCTTTTGATTGCTTTGAATATAACTGGATGAGGCTCAAATCCAATAAAAGAAACCCCTTTCCAATCTTCTTTGAGAACATCTACTTCATGGAATTTTTCCCCTACACCAACTTGTACTATCAGGTCAGCTTCCCAGCCAATACGATCTGCCATAAAGCTAACACTAACTCCACTTCTCCGTAATATTCTACTCATATCAACCTTCCATCACTAATTTAGAATGCTTTCGAATGTTATGCATGGTTCCCCAGTGTTCCCACGACTTGTCTTTCATGCTGGTGCGAACCACTGGATATCCTAGTCTCTTAGCAACATAGAACATGTACCCATCTTGTGAAGCACATGGCATATGGAACCTACCGTCTGATTGTCTAGCTAATCGAACACACAATTGGGTAAACTCAGTTTGAAAAAACCCACACCAAGATATGATCCGTTTGTGTTTTAGTCTTCCTGATTCTGGATCAGGGACAAGATTCAAAGGATCACTTTTTGGGAACACAGGATTGTTATTGGCCCATTCATCCAAATTTAGCATTTGGTCTTTGGGTTTTGTGAATCCCCAAGGTTGGGATATTATTGCAGGATTACCCTCAAACCATTTATCTTCTATCCAATTATCGTTTCCTGTGGCAATAGTATCTGTGTCAATCTTTAACCAATAATCTGTGTACACATATTCTGCTGCCATATAAACAAAACCAGAAAGCATTTTGCATCTTTGGGGAGCAGTGAATTTTCCCTCATCATCCTTGTAAGTGTGATTGATAGCTGTTTCTGAATAAACACCAATACGCAAATCTGGATGATCTATTGCTTTGTGTACATCTTCGTATGTCACTTGTGTTGGATCATAAAAAATCAACATAGGGTGATCAAGGAGAGATGGTTTGTGTTTCTTCCATGTTGGCCAAGTGTGTGTCAATTGTTCTAAATGCTTTTTATCAACACCTACTACTAAAGTGTAATCAACCTTCATTTATTAATCCTCCTATTGAATATCGTTCTATGTCCTCATCCAATTCCGTCCAATAAAATTCTAGAATTTCACATGGATATAATGCTTTGAATTGATGCATGATATTAGGAGGCACATCACAAATCTGCCCTTCTTCAAGAGTAGTAGTATCAATATCGCCACCGACCGTTGCCCATTGGTGTACTTCCAGTGTTCCATTTATGACTAAAAACCGATTCCATTTATTGCAATGAGTATGCTTACTTGAGTACCCTCCTTTTTTGATGTGCAAAAGGTGGGCTTCTGTGTTATTCAAAGCAAAAATCAATTGGGTCTTTCCCCATAATTTGCCTTGAACAGTTCCTATGGTTGGATGAACGTTATCGTACAACATCTCATCTCCTAGTAATATTCAGAATCTTCTTGTTTTGCTTGTTTGCTTCCTTCATACCATCCTTCAAGATTAGGATGTTTTTCTACAATCCCTTGAGAAAAATCCAGAGCATCTGCAAAGGGGACATAATCAAAAGCCTTTAAAGAAGAACCTTCATAACAATTGAAAATCTCCACACCAAACTTGTCAAATACCCCTGCTTGACGCATTGTGCAAAGCCATTCATCTACAACTGCAAATTGACTGTTGTTTCCATTGGATGCTCCTTTGTCCCTGGACTGTGCAAATGAATATCCTTTTTCAGGACTCATCTTGAAATCAACACCAACAAGAAATATGGTTCTGGCACCAAGGTAATAAAGTAACCGTAACCCAAGGAGCATGGTGCAAACTGTCTTTTTTTCTCCAGTCTTTTTTACACCAGCATTGTGATTTCCCCAACAAGCTCCATTTGCTAAGAAGAACCCATTATCTGGTGTCAACCATGACTCTCTGGAGAATCCCCAAACATTAGGACATTCAAAGGTTTTACGCTTCATCTTCACAAATTCTTTATTCCTTGTGATCCTGTGTAAATTGGCCCTACCTCCAGACAATTTTGGGGATGGGGCAAACTTCATGATCCCAGGATCAAGCCAAATAGAATGGCTAAATTTACAGGGAGGATCAGAGCAGACGAACGCCTGTGGCTTTAATCTTGGATGCCCACCCATGTTATTGATGGCTAGGCTGAAATGACCACGCTCTGAGAGTCGTTCTAAGGGCATTCCGTTAGTAGAGGGACCACCAGCCAGTAAAAAGGCTGTGCCGCCTGCCAGAAGGCCACGGAGGCTGTCTGTGGGGACTTTACGCCCAGTGGTCACATAGAGAGGATCAGCCCATTTTGAACTGAAATCTGGATCAGTTATTTCTAACCTTGTTTTGCAAGTCTCACATACAAGTATTTTTTTACCCTTACCTGTAAGCTTGCAATTTTTACTATGATGATTACATAAGTAAATTACTTCATTTTCAGATGTGACGCCTTCTTCTTCCTTTGACCTGTAAACACATTCCATTCCCACTCTCCCATTGCACTGCCTTGGCAGACTACCATTTATTCAGGGGACAATCCTCGGTTCCCATTTTAGCTTTGTTGAAAACAGCCCAGCCTGACAAATTAACATTACATCCACAAATACTGGATACCCCTTTTTCTTTATTGAATTTTGTGCAAGCATTAGTTTTGCATATTTCGTATACCCTGGCAACCTCAGCAGAAGACCGGGTTGGCCATCCTTTTTTGGCCCATTTCAATAATGCTACTGCATAATGTCCTGATTTATCCACAAAGGAAGGTTGCTCAGTCAAATCAGCTAATTTCTTTGCCGATTTCAATACAAGCTCTTTTTCTTCATCGGTAAGAGGTAACTTATTAGTGGTACTCTCATTAGCCAATTTTGTGATTATTATCAGCCCTATTTTGAAAGATGCTTTTACATGTTCTATGGATGTGTTCTTTATGTTTTTTCGACAAGAGATAAGGCATTTAATTCTACCATTTGATATCCGACCAATTATTTCATCTGCTACTTCTCTTAAATGTTCCTGCTTTTCTTTTTTCTCTGTATCAATTTGAAAGGTTTCTATCAAAAGCAATAAACCAGATGGAACAACTATTAATTGTTGTGTGTCTGTTAATTTTTCTTCTATCTCTTGTGTAAAATCCACAATCCATCTTTGTAGGACGGCTTTTGAATAAGGGCGTTTACTTGTAGCTGTAAAAGCTATGTAGTAACTAAGTACATTTTCATGGACTTTGCATAATCCATGCACCAGTGCATGAGGTTCTTCTGTTGTTTTTAAATTTGTATTCATTTTCTATACAGAGCAAGGTTCATCAGGTGGAAAAAATTCTACTCCCCAAATAAGACCAGGGCCACAATCAATGGTCGCCCAGTTGCCTTGTCCACCGATTTCATATCCTAGTGTTATTAGGATCGCAACTTCTAATTCAGTGGGACAGTCGCAATTTGGTACATGAGAACAATTCTCAGAATCAAAAATATACTTTCCTAAAGCCTCAATCCATTCATAACAACAAACACCTCCACAGTAAATAACAAAGCTACTGTCTGGTGATGAATCGCTTGAAAGACTTTGGGATGAATAACTTGAAGCACTTGAGATACTTGAGCGACTCGAAGAACTATCAGATGAAGAACTCGTAGAACTGACAGAACTTGCAGAACTTAAAGAACTCGTAGAACTGACAGATGAAGAACTCGTAGAACTGACAGATGAAGAACTCGACCGGCTTGACCAGCTTGACCAACTTGAATCACTTGACATCTCATGGGAACTATTAGAGCCTATGCTTTCTATATCAGGAGGGTTCCAACCTGATGTGCAACCACACTTATCAGAAGTATTGATTTGGATGTAAGCCCGGAACAAATCTACCATTGTCACACCAAAACCAAATGCTGGAGAGGTCATTAATACTTGGGATATACTATACCCACCACCAGGAATGGTTGCTTGTAATTCTTGGGTTCCTTCTACGTGAAAAAGAAAATGGAACCAACTTATTTCTGGTCCATAACTTATATTTATACTGTCGCCATGTACAAAGATAACTTCACGATCCATACAATCAGAAACTACACCACCAACAGATGACTCACCATCTGGTGTATAATACAGTCCACTATATGGTCTTCCTTTCCAGTCTCTTGCCTTGCTTGGTCCTGGAAATCCACGATAACTATTACTGCCGTGATAAAATACTCCTGTATTATAGGAGACAACATGTGGAAACATGTGTCCATGCCATATATCACCTGTGTATATTATAGGCCAATATCCAGTTGAACCACTGACAGGATGTGTTTCCCATACAGAAATCCTTAATACTGGTGTATGTACTTCAAGAGATAATGCTGAAGGAAGATAGAATTCAAGCTTGATTTTTTTTGTCATGTCAAATCCAATATAGATGCAACCTTTTCTATTATGGTAATTGACAGGATTTTCTATGTGGGAATTTGTCGAAGGATCATAGTAATAGCTATCCCCTTTACAAACCGCTTTCTCAAGTTTGTACTGCCCATATAAATCTGGTCCTTTTTCTGACATAAATCCATTTAATGATATCCATATGGATTCAGGCTCACACCCTATACAAAAAGTCGATCTTCCTGGATTATCATCCATCACTGAATGCAGACAACCATATCCACTCTTTGTAAGAGTATGCCCATACGGCCAAGGATCTACTTCTAAATCACAATCACCTATGGGTGTAATGGTAGCAGTAGCTGGATCTCCGGGTTGTGAGCCATGTAAGATATGAGTTTGATCACAATATAATGGGGGCATTACACAGCCTTATTTTTATGTTTGACTACTTCTGCTACTGGTACTAGTAGAGGAACTGCTACTTAGACTAGATGTACTACTACTTGTTGAAATATTACTGGAACTACTTGTAGTAATACTAGAACTAGTGGAACTTGAACTTGAACTTGATTCTGCATCCAAAGAAAATCGCTGATAAGCACCGTAACGAGTGTCGTACATTCCTCCCACTGATCCCATTTCCTCAAAACCTACATTGTAATCATAATCACTATCGTTTTCTGTTATGACTAACCATATTCTTATACAAACATGGTTTTCTCCCCCAGCATCTTCATGAACACAAGTTGGCGAAGAAACCCAAACACAGGCATACTTTGTCAGTATTCCAAATGGATCATACACCCAAGGAAAATAAGATACATATGGTCCTGTTACAAAATAAGTGCCGTTGACGGATGCCCCTTGAGTAGTTTTTACTAGGGAACCAGCTATGTCTATCTGAAAACATTTACTAGGTGGAGTATCCCCCTCTCCACAATACATACAATCACCGTGGGGAATGACAGAACAACAATTATTTACACAAAAACCAAATTTACCAAGGGTGTTTACCATTTTAACAAGAAGCCCATGTAATATACCAAAAACCATCCCCAAATAAAGTGATACCTACTACGGTTCCCTCTCCTATTAAGCCTTGATGATATGAAGGGGATTTTACTTCAAAAGTATTCCCCCCAACACTTACTGTGGAATCAAGGCTTCCTATAGCATTTGACAACATAGTTCCCCAATAATGTGTTGGAAATTGTGTAGGCACCCATATATCATTTACTTTTTGTACTATGCAAAAAGTATCTTCACAAATACCTCCAGTCTCCATTGATGGAGGAGGAACTACATAATCAATAGTGCCTGTTATCTCCCACTTAAAATTGCTTCCTTCATATTCGTTTCTATGGTGAATATTGAAACCACCATATTCAGCAGAAACAGACAAGAAGTTTGAAAATTTTCCACAGTAAGAAGTGACTCCTGTGGAAAGAGGAATCAAAACACCACGCTGGGGATCATACCTAGCCACAACCCTTTGGTCAATTTCAAATGTGGTTTTGATGGACCTAGCATCTAAAGTATATTCTGTTGAACTGAAAGCCCAGCCATCATTTAGTCTGGTGTCATCATCCAAGTCGGAATTGTGATACATCAATTTGCAGAGATAAAGGCCATTTTCTCCTTCATCATCTGTATTGATTTTTTTATTAGTTATTACAGCCAAGCAAATCACGCCTGCTGGATTGACTCCTTTCATATCTGTGAGAAAAGCTCGGTGTCCTAATTTATTTAGGTGCTTTTCAGCAGAAAGTATATCACCAGCTTTAACATCTTCCCAACGGCTTTTCATTATACAAACAGGTTGTTGAGGTTTGTTTCTGGATAAATAGTTTCACCACTTTTACGCAGTACCCTTTGGTACAGTCCCGTATCTTTGTTGTACATGTAGTTATGCCCATAAACCCGAACCCCACTCCCTGGTCCTTTTGCGGCTATACGTTGTTCCAAAAGTTTCATCTCAAAAGAGCCACCTGACCCAGAAGATTCCCCATACACATAAGACTCTTGAAAACTGACACCTGTAAACAATATGGTTCCTGGTTCTCCTCCAAAAACGGAAGGCATTTGTTCAGTGTTTACAGTACCCATATAATCCCTACTACGGGCAGCTATTGCGGGTAATTGGGCTTTGGTTACATTGGGCCAACGAGCCGTCCATTCTGTTCTGGAAACTAATTGACCAATGGGCAAATCAAGTTCTGTAATAGGTGTTCCATCATCAGTGCCGTCTTCCCATCGCATTTGGCCTACACTGGTGATAAGCTGCTCTGTCTTGGCATCAGCGGCTATTTCCACAAAAGTAAGGGGATCATTTTCATCTTGTTCTTTTCCATACTCATACTGAATGGTAATCTTCAAGTATGGGCTGTATGTGCCATCTTCTGCATTTGTATGTGCTCCAAAAGGATCAGCCGGTAGTCCATCTATGAAAGGCTCAAATTCTACTGTTTTTGTGTATAGATAACTATTCCCTGGCATGTGCCTGGATGGTGTGTAGTAATTTGTAGGGAATGATTCCATAACAAAATCATCTAGATGACATGATCGAATTATGTAACACTCAGTAGTGGTAGCCTTCCCTTCACTTGTAAAATTCCCCGTTGGATAACCTTCCAACAATCTATAGGGAATACCACCACTTGTTTTTCTTTCCCATTGATTGTGTTCTAAGAGTCCAGCCATTTTATGTTTCCTTTATGGGCCAATACCCACTCCATTTGGTTTTTTGAGTATGTCTCTAAGCAATGAGTTTCTTGTTTCACTTAATTGCTTATCGCCATTGCCTAACAAAGCCTCTTGAATCTGTCTTCCATAATCAGCCATGCCTGTAAAGCCTGTTCTGACATTAGAAGTTTTATCTGAATCTTTTTCAATGTCTAACAAAGCTTGTTCTTTGGTGATAAAACCAGCTTTGATCATTTGATTGTATTCTTTAGCTTTATCAACTGCTTGCTGCATTGGTGTTCGGATATTCTTTTTGATCTCATCTGCTTTGCCTCTAAGGGTGTTTAATTTTTGTGCATCTTCTCTATCCTTTAATGCTTTAACAGCAGCATTCATTTCAGCAATTGTTTTTGGCTGATTACCAGATGAGGTAAATTCACGAAGAGCTTTTTGTGCATCAGTCAAATTATTCTTTAATGCAAAAGCTTCTTCATTCCAACCTTTAATGGTTTCTCTTGCAGCAGCCGCCTCTTGTAACTTTTCAATACGTTTCATACCATTATAGATTTGATTAGCACCCTGCACAGATCCCTTTTGGGTTACCTGATACCTATAAGCAGCTATCCTAGCTTCATCCCATCCAAGAGATGCGAACATGACTTCTTCATTGAGATCTTTGATTTGATCTTTGTTTTCTTGTAAATGAGGGTTCATCTCATTCACTTTTTTATTGAGCAAAGTCTGTGTTTGTGCTCCTGTGATGGCTCCATTTTTTATAGCTAAATTCAGACTGTTTCTGTATTCAATCAGCTTTTGCATATCTGTAAGAGCATCAGCTTTTGCACCCTTTTCAAATGCAGCTTGTTTTTCCTGGGCTGCTTCTATTTTTTCAACCGCTCTCAGTGTGTCTGCTTTATCCTTCAAGCGTTTCTTTTTTTCGTCTTGTGTCTCTTGTTTAATGGGGTCAGCAGGTTTGTATTTTTCAGCAAGTACCTTGGGTAATTTCAAGTCTCTAAGATTTTTATCAAAAACAGCCGGAGCATATTCCTTTAATTGAAGAACCATTTCTTCTAGTTTTCTTACTTTTTTGGTATACTCCTCATTCTCTTTTTGAGATTTTGGTCCCCCTGCTTCATCAATGGCTTTGATTTCAGCAATCAAAGGTTTCATTTGACCAAAATGTTTAGTTGCTTTTTTACCTTCTGCTTGTTTTTTTGCATCTTCTAATTGTTTGTAACCTTTAGTTGCCATTTTTATATAAGCAAGCAAAGGCTTCCATGGCTTAAGAACAGCATCACTCACTGATGGTATCTCAACATCACCCATAGTCACCCCTGTTCTTTTTTTCTTACTTCCTTCTTTTTTATCTCCTGTTTCTTTTCCTTGAAATGTGTCTAATAGATCTTTGAAGTTTTGTAGTGTTTTGACAGCAGTGCTAACACCACTAACAAGCGTTGAAATTACTTCCAATGTTGATCCCAATGCTGGTCCTAGAGAATCCATCAAAGAGCGAGAAACATCGGTTATGCTAGAAGAAAATTTAGCCATCCCCTCTTGTAATGGTGTCAATTGCTTATTAGCTAATTTCTCTGAATAACCCCCTGCTTCTTTTGTGATTTCAGCATAACGTTTCATTAACTCTTCTGATTTGCCCAATAAAGGCATCAAGGCAACAAGACTTCTAGCAGGCATACCAAGACTGACCATTTTAGCTGTCATCTCTTCTACAGATAATCCTTCAAAAGCTTTATCAAAATCTTTGATAATATCGGCTGTATGCCTCATTGCACCACCAGCATCATATATAGAAATGCCTGCTGCATTGAAAGCATCTGCATTTTTTAATGCTTTGATAGATAATTCACGCCAAGTCATATCAAGATAAGTACCTGCTTCTTCAGCAAGCTTTCCTTGATCTGCATAAACAGACAATGCGGCAGCCGTTTCTTCCACACTCTTGCCCAAGAAACGTGCTCTAGCAGCAGCCTTATTGGCCATTGCTCTAGATAATTGTTCAACTGTTGACTGGCATCTTGTGTTGGTAAAAGAAAGTACGTCTGTTACCCTTGTTAGATTTTCAGCATACTGGGCCGCGTCTGCGGCTTTCAAACCAAATGCAGCTACTGTCTGTGTAGCTAAAGAAGTAGCTGTTGCTAGATTCATATTTCCAGATTGAGCGAATTTAGCTACTTGGTCGATTGACTTTAAAGCTTGCCCTGCTTTTAAACCGGCAGATGCTAAGAAAAAGTAAGCATTAGCCACTTCTGTAGCAGAGTACTTTACTGTACTAGCTGTTCTGATAGCAGTGGATGCCAAATTCTTTCTCATTGATGCTGACACTTCTCCCATGATGGCAGTACTTTGCTGCATTTTTCGGTTGAATTCTTCTCCCATTGTCAAAGCTTTGCCAATGGCAGCAGTCCCTACCATTATGCCCATTCCTGCCGCCATTCCTTTGACACCGCCCATCCCCATCCCCATCCCCATCCCCATTCCTCCACCTCTGCCTCCTTTTTTGCCTTTGGGCTGTCCAAAATTCCCACCTCTACGTGCTGGAGGTAAACCAAATCCTTTATTGGACCAATCTAGTTTTTTTACATCCCTCTGCATTTGGGCAACAGCTTTTTTCGTCTGTGCCTTTGCTTTTGTTAATGATCTGCTCAAAGGAGAAATATTGGCCCCTACCACTACAACTGTATTGCCTAAGATTGGTAATCCCATTTTATTTATTCCTTCTTCTGCCCTTCTTTTTTTGTTTTTTCTCTCTGGCTATTTTTCTTTCATGCAATCTAGCAGCAACTGATTTGCCTTTGCTGACTGCCATCTCAATGGTTTCACCGTCACTTGTTCGTACTTTTACTTTTCCATCCTTGGCTATGTGTGAAAGATTTTTCACTTGTGTATGCTTTGATATCTTGGCTTTTCTCTCTAACCATTTGATATCTGCCACACACACAAAAAATTGATCTGGAGTCATGTCCCCAACCTCATTGGGCAGATGTCCTCCACCACCATTAAATGAATTTTCACATAAAATTCTTACCAAATATGGTGTTACGTAAGGTACTAATCCTGCTCGTTTGTTTATGCCCTCGCTGACATCCTGTTCAACGAGGTTTATCCATTTCCCACTGCTGGGGATGAAAGGGCTTCAATTTCACGACTAAGTTCAATCAATTTTTTAGGATCACCACTCAATGCATCTACAACTTGTTCTCGTGTAACTCCTTTTACACGGATGCAGAGCCATACCAAGGTTGTCATCCCCTCATAGTTTCCAGTGATCCACCATGACACATAATCGGATCTTATTTTTGGAGGAAAAGTACCTACCATTTTTTTATACTGTTCTTCTGTGATAATATCCTGATCAAGCAGGGTAGCCACAATTCCTCTGATAGTTAAATCATTGTCTAATTCAGTAGGAAAATAAGTCACAGCACATTTACGCAACTCATCCGTCAATACAAGGGTGTATGGATCATGATTAAATTTAGCAGGGAGATCATCCACATCCCATTTTGCTGCTTCGTTCATCTTTTCTGAAATGACTCTGCTTCTTTCAGAACGAGGCAATAAATCAGCATTTTCTGAAAAGGTTCTGATGTATTCTCTCTTATACCGTTGTAAGCAGTCTCTCTCTGCTTCTAATAGCTCTTTGATAGTCAAAGGACGCAAAGCACACTCTTTGCCATCAATCGTCAAGGTGGTGGTACTACCGGCTCCTACAGCCCTTGCTGTGTCATCAGACATTTTCAAATCTCCCATTGCAAAATGAAATAAAAAAAAATAGCAGGGCAAGGTACAGACCCAGCCCTGCCAGTGAAGTGTTAAACAAGGTAATCCCGTTACAGATTGCTTGATTACATATTAGCCTGCTGTGTGTGTATATTCTCCATCAGATCCAAAGTTGGAAGACCAACCAAGGACTTCTTCCGTATCAATATTCACAGTGATACTGAAATCGGAACACAACGCCCTTGCGAACGAGTAAGAAGGGCCACCATTGGACAAACAAATCAAGGGAGAAGCCATGTCTCCAGGACTGAATAGATCACAGGCATCAGTAGCACCTGTGTCATACTTCCCTTCTACATCGGCTGTAGCACCTCGTCTGCCTGCTGCTCGATTTGTGTACCCAGCACCATCGCTGTCTCCCCACTCACTGGACGAATCCAGGGTTTCGTTTACAGCCCATTGGGTAATACGTGAAATAGTAATACCATCATAAGAAACTGTGCCGCCACGACCTGTTACTGCTGTAGCCGAACTCATTTATACATCCTCCTGAGAATAGGAATCTTTGGCATTTGTTACTGAAAATTAAGTCTGCGAACTGGCTGAACTAGAAGACAGGCTACTAGAACTTGCACTACTAGTTGAATTGAATGAACTCCAGGAACTAACAGAACTGGAACTGGGTGAGCTACTGGAACTAGTACTGATCGAACTAGAGGAAACAGAGGAAGAGGAACTAGAACTCACCGAACTAGAACTGAAAGAGCTACTGGAACTAGTACTACTTGAATAAGAACTACTTGATGATTCATCCGAATCATCTCTTGCCAACAAGTACATGGAGTAAACAACATCTCCACCATTTGCTGTCAATTTAACGGTATGGCTAGAAGCATCGGTAACCACAAAACCTGTTTCAGCCAATTGGGTCTTTGTCATCATTCCTTGACCAAGTAACCCTCCTCCATTACTGGCTGTATGTGTTCCTATGGGAGCCCATCCATTGGCAGCCCCTGGTTCAATTTCAAGTGTGCCATCGGCTGTAACAGCGTTCTCATTAACAAAAACAATTGATACTATTTCTGCTATGGTGATCAGTTCGCCTAGACCATCTCGTCCAACACCAACACCAATATCTTCACCAGCTAAATCATACAGATCAATCGTATCAGAAGCACCACTTAAGATAGTGGCTGATTTTCTCTGCCATGCTCTGTTTGCTTTGTTGGCACTAACCCCATTAGACAGTGTTTTGGAATAAGATAGATTGGGATGAGTGATACTAGAAATAGAAGCATCATCCAAAGTGTTTTGATATGTGCCTGTTATCGTTAATTTGATTTTAGGACTTGACAATGATTGAGACATATTTGTTTTCCTTTTAGCTAGTTAGCTACAGGCACATCTGTTTTTATTGAATACACGATTGTCCATTTGTATTCTTCGTCGCCTTCTCGTAACCCATAATCATTTATGTATTGGGTGATTAAGTGATTACCATTATCCAATGTGATTGTTGAAGGAGCTATTGTTGGGTGTCCCCCAAATATTTTTATCACTTCTTCTGAAAGGTAAACAGCTATTCCTTTTGCTGTTCTGACATCATCACTTATTTCAGCCGCATAAATATTTAAGGTAAGTGTTGTTTGTCTTACCTCTGATCTGTTTGCTCCATTCGACATTCGATCAACAACAGTCACCGCCATTGCATCGAACACTACATAAGGCATTGGGTTTTTTGGTGAAGCCTCTTGTTCACAAAACGCATTAAATTGAGAACTGGTTACTGTACTAGGCCATAAAGCTTTAAAAGTGGCATCCAGTCCACTACTATTCCAAAGGGCCACCAATGCTTTTTGTATGTCAGCAGTATTAATTGCCATTGAAATAAACCGTTAAGGCCCAATACCTGTACTAACAAAAGCTGTTGTTTTTCCCCATCCTGCCATTGGTCCCATCAGCATTCTTAAAATGTATGCTTCATTTTGATAATGGGAACGCTTCATGTAATTGCGATCAAGCTTTTTCCACAATTCTAAGTATGCCCCATACTTTCTTCCGGTGCCTTCTATGATCAAAGGCACCCATACATATCCCATCACAACAGTTCTTGACTTGATATCAACCGACATTTTTATCGAATCAATCAAATTCCCTTCTTCAGTACGTGGGAATTCTCCTGGTTTAGAACGTATGACTACTTTTCCCCCTCTTGGTCCTTCTGTAATTTGCACAGGAACACTTATGTTTTTCACAATTTTTGATTTAAGGTAAAGAGTAGCAGTTCTTACCCGTTGGGCCATTGTTGCATTTACAGCATTAGCAACCTGTTTTACAAACCACCTCTCTTTACCAAATCTAACTGCTGATCTGGCACCAACCCTATCAAAAGTTAAACCACTTTTTGATGAGTAATTTGAAGCCATTGTTTATCCCAAACGATTCAACTTTTGACGCCAATCTTCAAGGTCTTTTTCATACCTAGGCATCGAAAGATCCACAGAACGTGTACCTGGATTAAGCAAATAATCGCCATCCAATTCATCAATATCTTTTAGTTCTGGAATAAGGCCCTTGTGGGGAATAATTTCCTTTGCATCATACAGTTGACGCAACTCTCTAAGGAGTGTCTTGAATTCATCTATTCCCAACTCACCCCTGTATCCAGAAACACCACGGGCTTTGTCCTGTTTGGTTCCCTGTGCTTGGCTAAGAGCATTTCCAATGATCACACACATATCATCATCATCAATCAGAGGATCGTACACACTATACGTACAAGTCTTAGGATCAAGGGTCAGATGCATACCAGGAATAGATCCAGGCAATCCAGGAATCAACTTGGCAGAATCAATTCTTTCCACTTGCATTCCAGTGGAAGGGTCTTTCACAAAGAGCCTTTTAACTGGTTTGATTGTGCTACGTAGACGGCAATTAGGAATACCACGCAAAAGCAAATCACCATTACTGGGATGGTCTGCTTGAATGGTAAATTTACGCAAGGACGTTTTTTGCTTTACTTCAGTTACATCTGTACTCATTTTCAAATCCTTTGGTTCTTCATGTTCTTCATGTATTGTAGGCTCTTCGGAAAAATTTAAGAGAAAAAGCACGTCCCACTACCACCCGAAGAACCTAGAGTGGTAGTGGAACGCTTGCAACGGGAATGGTTACGTAGATAGCAAACATTCTACGTGATTTGTAATCCTATTGCACAAGGCAACGGGATGTGGTATAGTCCTAGTGAAGGGGCATTCAGCACCATTCAATGGAAAGTGCAAATCATGGATAAGCGATTCACCCACGGTCTTTCTAAACGACTTGAATATTTTGTTTGGAAAGGAATCAAAAAACGATGTAATAATCCTAATGCATCGAATTATTCCTTTTACGGAGGTAGAGGAATCAAAGTTTGTCAAGGATTTAGTGAGTCCTTTAAACTCTTTTTTGACACTATTGGTGAACGTCCCACAAAACTCCATCGGGTTGATCGTATTGACAATGATGCCCATTATTCGTGTGGTTTTTGTCCTGAATGTGTTAAACAAGGATGGCCCATGAATGTCCGTTGGATTACTCACAAAGAAAATTGCCGTAATGCTAGGCATAACCGTTCCATTACTTTTAAAGAAGAAACTAAGACCCTTGCTGAATGGGCAGAAATTACTGGTATGTCTCATTATACTATTCACAACAGACTCAAATCTGGATGGTCTATTGAACGTGCTTTGACTACAGAAGTAAATGCTGGGCAAAATCAACCTAAACGTCTTCCTGATTCTTTGCATGAAACTATTGTTTCTAGATATAAACAAGGGGAATCCTTGACTAGTTTGGGACGTGATATTGGTTACAACCGAGATGCAATTCGTAAAGTTGTATCAAAACATAACTGTGAAATACGTAGCTATGTGGAACAACAAAAACTTGATAAAGAAAAATTGTCTCATTTGTTTACTTATCAAGAAAAAACACAAACGATTGAACAATGGTGTTTTAGTTTACATATAAACATAAATACTATACTCATGCGTCTAGGAAGGGGGTGGTCAGTTGAAAAATCACTAACCACCCCATTGTTTTCCTAAACTATGTAAACTACTAGGCTGGTGCGGTAGTACTTACGGATGCCACCGCAGCTCTTTCAAGTTGCCCACCCCAACGGGAAGTGACCGAGCAGAGCATTTCATTGTTACGGATCAGCGTATCGCCTTCAGTCGATGCACGAACAACCATGTCCTTGCGACGATACATGCGATAACGTCCCATAACACAGTAGAAGATCTGTGCATTGGTAAGGGACTCATTGATTTTATAAGGACGCTGCAAGAGGGAATAACCATCCCAATCCGGTCCAGACGATGTGCCAAACACACGACGGGCATCCGAAGTACCGACCGGAATACCAATGGCACGCGAGTAACTGGTTTCTGTTCCACAGAAAACAGCAGTCTTACCAATGGGGCCTTTGTGCTCAGGCTTGGCTACACTGAAACGCAGAGATTCATAAGCACTAATCGTAGTAGCACCACCAAATGCAACACTGGTGACACCGCTCTTATTCATAATACCTTCCGGCTGGGTAGTGCCATTACCAATAGCAATGACATCATCCAGGTCTTCCAGAAGACGCTCACCATACTGACGGGTGAAGATCTCAGCGAAACCAATCGGGGTATCACTCAAGAAATCCAAACCGATGCGAACAGCACCTTGCCAACGGTAGATGGTCGTATCAAATGCAGCAACATACGATGCCGTATTGAACAGAGAGATAGCAGTGTCATCGACACCACCCCAGCTACCAGTGACCGTACCAATCGTGACACCTTCGATACGTCGTCCACGATTGATCGGAACAGTATTCACCAACGGATACAGTTCACCGTAGAGCAACGGAGTTTCAATAACCATATCGTCAAAAACGATAGGAGCAGCTTCCGTACCACCACTGGTAGAATCGTCGATGAGGGCTTTCAGGCCACTATTTCCAGAGTTACGATAACCCTTGGTCTTAGTTTCCTTGTCACCTTCATACTGATACCATTCACCAGAATCAGCGAGACTAGCGAGAAGACTCTTCTCATGTTCCGAGAAGTTTTCCCATGTGCGTCGTGCTCCCTGAGCACCCTTGATATCCGAGCATCCAAGCTGGAACTTGAGCCATGCACCTACCTGGGCCTTATCTCGTTCCGAAACGGACGAGAAAGATTCACCATTATAGTAAACAGGCTCACCAGCCAAAGGATGGGCACCATCCGACATGGTTTTCTCAGGGAAGACCATTCGCTTACGAGAGCCATCATAGCTTTCGACTGCTTCCTTGACACGAATAGAAACACTCTTCTCTTCATCCCCTTCGGAGAAATTACCCAACGATGACAAATCCTTTTCCATCTTCGTCATGGGCTTTTCGATCTTTTTCTCTTCCTTGGTTTCCTTCTTTTCTTCCTTGACTTCTTCCTTGGTTTCTGTCTGAGTTTCCAGAGCCTTCACGATTCCATCTACCTTGGCAGACATATCGTTGAACTTTTTGGCAAACTCATCAGCTTCTTTTTCTTCGGGCTCAGTCGTCAACTCAACAAGCTTTTCAGCCGTCAAATCGCCACTGGTCAAAGCTTCGGCAGCCTTGGTCTTAAACTCAGCATCGGTGGCATCCTTCGCCATCCCATACTTGTCAATGAGCCAAGTCTTAAGCATAGCAGTTAATCGCATAACGTTTCCTCAAAAAATAAACAATAATCAAAACCATCATAGAACAAACTATGATGCGTTCTTATGCCTGGAGGCAAAAAACCTCCGAGCCAATATTTTCTTTTCTTCCACAGACTTCATGGCAGAAAGTATTTCGTACAGCTTATTTATTTGAGCCATGTCGGCCTCGGCAAGAATAACTTCAATTGCTTTATCAATTGAAATAGTTTCGCCGGATTTGTCTGTTTCACCAGACACTGTACCTTCGTCATTATCATCAAGAAGCTGCATCACCCATCCAGGTGTATCATCTTCTTTCCAAATAGTCACTTCCAGCTTCCTTGCAAGTGATTTTTCTCGAATGACAGGAACCACATCAATCTCTTTAGCCTGACTGGTGAGAACACATTCACCCTCTTGCATCTCCCAATCAAACTGAAGGTATTTTTCAGTACGCACATCATCCTCATCATAATGGGTATGGCAGACAACTACTTGATCAGAAAAAGTAGCTTCTACATAAACCCAATCATAACTCTTGTTGGTCACCAAATGCTTTTTGGCAGCCTCACGTAGTTTGCAAATTCTTTCTTCCCAGCAATCTTCAATGAAACCAAAGTTCTTAACTTCACTGGTTTTCATTTCCTTGTCACTGGTTTGTCCTTTTCCTTTTTCTCCATCTTCTTCGTCAGAAACATTTTTGGTTTCTTTTGATGGGGAGACTCCGTTTTTTTGTCCTCTTTCATTGTCTTCATAGTCCTTCAACTCCTGTCCATTAACTGTCAGTTTCAAATCAAGTTTGACTGGAACAGTCGTGGGAATGCTTTCACGAATTTGTTTCCCGTATTCAACCATAATGCTACTAGTCAATTTCTTCTCATCGACCAGAGACAAAATAACCTCTTGCGTTTGAGCATCAATGTTAGCAGGAACACTAACAAGAGATTCTTCCATGATCTCTGCTTTGAGAACTTCAAATCCAGCTTCACAACCGTCTTCAGCCTTCATTTTTTGGAAATCAATAGCACGAAAACCATGGGAAAATCGGCCCATATCATTATCAACCATAACGGCAGCATCATGGCATAGCTTGTTCATGTCAACAATGCATGAATAGACCGTTAAGTTTTTGGTATTCTGCTCATGGGTTCCTAGATATTTACCAATAGGCATGGTGTGACAATGTTGCCACAACAGAAGCATGTTGGGATCAACTTCCATCCCTTCACTATGCAGCACATCCCCATCACGATCCTTGTTACTGCTAGTGAGCACATGCTTAAATACCAGCAAGGTATTTTTAGGAAGTTCTATTCCATCAGGCACTTCAGAAGCATCAACTTCCATCTTCTCCTGAAGCACCATATCTGAATTGTTGTATACCAAAGTACTTCCAGCTTTAACTAACACATCATTGAAAGATGTATTGCCTTCACTGAATTCCTGATAACATTTATCCAATCCAATGCTATCAGACATGGTACGAACAAATTTATCAGCAGTCCAAATGCCATATCCAAATGCTGACTTACGCTTTTGTCTAACACGTACTGCATTTAGCAGAGAATTATTAGTATCAGCCATGCGTCTTTACTCCACGGATATAACAAATAGTTTTAATTGTACTGCTTTCAATAAAAACAAATTAGCTCATTCTTGCACACAGGGTAGCGTCAATCACACGTACTTGCTTAACTGCTTTTTTGTGCTCAGGCTTTACCTTGTTCAACCAAGTGATCAAAGAACCTGTGTCCCACTGATCACTCCCTGAAGGAAGCTTTTTTTTGGCCAATTTCACATCACGTTTAACACCCAGCTTTTTCATAACTGTAAACGTGACATGTTTGATCTGTGTTACTTTGCTGACATCAGCCAGTTTGATCATCCGAATAACATTATCCAGTTGATTTTTTGGCATCTCATGAACGATTAAACTTGTGTCCATTTTTTATCCTTTTAGGCACTTATAGCAAAGTAAACTGAATTACATTTCATCAATAAACGAACTGCTACTGGTGGATACACTGGAACTAGAAGTAGAACTGGGAGATGAACTAGAAGTACTCTTAGAATAACTAGAAGGACTTGAACTAGAAGTACTATTAGAATGACTAGAACTAGAATCGCTCATAGAAGGACTCGAACTACTTGAAGTGCTTTCTGATGCAGAACTGGCACTAGAAGTAGAACTAGATTGAGAAGAACTGGAAGCAGAACTAGAACTAGAAAGATCTTCCATTGCATAAACGGAAAGACGATCACCAGTCTTGGGACCAGGGAATTGCAGTGATCCTGTATTGAAGTTCAAGATATCAGGAACACTTGATTCTCCTGTAGACTTGTAATCGGTGAGCACAGCTTGGTACAAAACATTGTCAGCAAGAGTTACTACATAACTCTCTACAGTACCAACATCTCTAGCAAAAGTAGCACTCAAAGGAAGGCTGTCATCACCAGCCCTTGCATGACGTGTGACCACTAGAGCACGATTAGACAAACCAACACTAGGACCAAAATGGAAAGTTACTTTTTTCATATCAAACTCCAAAAGAAAACTGCGTATAAATCGACAACCTGAAATAGGTCACGACTTACCGCAGTTCACTAAGGACACCTAGATAAGCTTTTACAACGAATGTCACTGATTAAACAGTTTACCTCACTACTCATTGCCTGAAAATAGTGATTTTCGATTATGTTCTTTTTTGCCCTCCTTGTGAGGGACGTTCAAACCCATCATTGTACACCCTACAATGTAATACACGTCCTTTGCATCCATGTATTTCCAATCTCAAAGTAAAATCAGTACCTTCTACCATTGCTTCACAAAAAGCTGCATCAAACTTCTTCATGCATTTTTGGTAAATTCCCAAGGATTCCTTGTCGTCCCTCAATGCCTCCTGGTATCCATTCAAAACTTCGCTCATGTTGGTTCTTCTTTTCTTATTGTGTACAAGTAAGTGGGTACAAATAAAACCTCTATTTCTACTCCAGCCCATTTGATTAGTGATTTTCTCAGTTTTTTTATCTGCTCATCATCCATAGGGGCATGTACGTCAACTAGCAACCTGTCCCCTGGCAGAAATCTCATTGCTTGACAACGAACATCTGCAATTCTAGGTTTATTTTGACGTAAAACATTAGACATCAGTTGCGTCCCCATCCATAACTATTTGAAGATGGATCATAATCTTCATCAAAATCACATTCTTCCATAACACTGAAAAACCCTTTCAATGTTTCAGTTTTTTCTTCATTTTGTTTTTGTAATGCTTTATTGGTTCCTGACAAAAACCCGATGACTACTCCTATATACAGAGAAACTACAAAAACAAATACAATCAAACAAAATAGCAATAACCCAGTCATGCTATTCCTTTCAATTCTTCCATTTGATTTTTTGAGTTGGCTGTTTACAGATACTGCATTTTATATCCAATGACCATTGAGCAATGGTCTTTACAGACTCATACTCATCATTGGTGTGACGGTAATCTCCCCTTTTATATCTGACAGCCATTTGACGCCATCGGAATATGTCATTGTCCAGAGATCTTGGTGGCACTAGATTAGTGCCTGTTGCTCTTTCGTATGTAGCACATAGCTCAATAAACCGATTTTCTAACACAGCACATAATTGCACATGATCTTGTGTGCTAGGAAACAATTTCCCTACTTGATTCTGATTCGGTTTCCTCTTCATCCCCATTTTTAGGTTCCTCCTGTTCTATAACGATTTTCCCATTGCCAGCAATTTGCTTTGCTAATTTATCAGACACCCCTAAAGCCTTAAG